GGTCCGACAACAGCCGGTGGTTGCGTTCTTGGAGCCCTTGGAGCCCTTGGAGGCTTAGGCGGAGCGTTAGCTTTGAGAAAGTCGGAAATGGCCGTTACCTCTTCGTCAGCGCTACGAATGTCAGGCTTCGGTAGCTTGTAACGATAGCCAAGACCAAGCACCCCAGCGCCTGCGACTCCCAGTCCAAGGCGCTGAAGCGCCTCATACATTGCGACATTTGTCTTCGCTTTCTCAACGCGCCTTAAAGCTTCAATGCTTTCGTTTCCTTTCTCGACATCCTCTTGCGCTTTTCGCAATTCTTCCTTTGCATCCTCCACAAAGGGCGTCACCAGAGCGGCATCAAACAGACCGGCGCCGATGACCTTTACATCAAATGGGCGAAGAACGGATGACCCAACGCCGTCCATTTTTTCCGTTGTCTTAGGAGTATACAACGAACCAACAGGAGCCTTTTTGGGGTTTACCTTCCATCCGGACGAACCGTAAACAAATGGCAGTTTTTCTTCGGGAGCGCCGCCCTGCCGATAAAACTGATTCATGTTAACGGCCCGATTGCGTTCTGTGTTAGCCGCGCCACCTTTTTTCAGAAGGCTTTTGACAGGTCCTTTTGTCAGCAGATCGTTGATGTCAGCCTCAATGAGTTTTACAGCTTCCTTCGACTTGCCAACGCCCCTCGCGCGCAAAACGGTTGCTGCAACGCCGCCTACGATCGCCGCGCCACTTGGGCCAAGCTCACGAAGCGCATCCACAAACGGGTTCTGCTCCTGCTGAAATTCGCGATAGGCGCTCCGCGTCTCAAAATCGATCAAGTCATTTCTTGCCGTTGTAAGAGCATCTGTCTTGTCTTTGACGTAGGCATTAAACGCCGCTTCCGTCCTGTCGCCAGTGGTGCCATCAGCAAACTTTACACGTTTGCCTTTATCATTCGTGTAGTATGATTGCACGCGACCAAGCTTCACCAGCAATTCCTGCTTACCCTTAACATCAAGCTTGTCCCATTCTTTTAGAGCCGCCTGCAGATCTTCTATCTCCTGTCTGGTTTTGGCGATATCTGCCGTCAGATCATCCTGCCCGCTAGCCTCACCAGCCAGCGCCCCAACTGCGCCGCCTGTAGCTCCACCAGCGACCATGCGAGAGATAGTACCGGGAGGACCCTTGACCCCGGGAGGCTTGACCGATCTGCCAGACGCTGTCGCCTGAACCGGAGGACCGGCCTTCGCAGCAGATGGAGGCTTAGCACGGCCCATGCCCATACGCATGCGCGCAAGACCAGCAGTACCGAGACCGAGAGCGCCCAGAGCAACAGCACTCGTCATGCGCTCCTGGTCGTCAATCACGCCATCTTCGTTGAGGTCAGACCCACGGGCATAGCCGTAGGCCGCTCCTCCGACGCCGGCTCCTGCCTGAGCGAGATTGCCAGCGCCGGGGAAGGCAAAGAGCGGGAAACCTTCGGACATGATCTTTTCGCGCATGGCCGGGGTAATGTCGAGGATGTAGGACGAAGCACGTCCTACTGGCAGTTCGACCATCTTTCCAGTAGGTGCCAATCCCTCCAAATATTGTGCCGCTTTGATCGTTTTCCGTGGACGACCTAACTCAGTCCAGTACGACAGGTCGCCATACAACGCATCTGACACCATTCTAGCGAGTGTGCCGGTGGTAATGCCATACTCACTATGAAGGCTTTCTATGAGTTCGCCTCGGGAAATCTCCGTTCCGTCCGAGAGCCGAACAATCTGTCTGCTCTGGTCATTAAGGTCTGGATAGTCCTGATCGTACTCAACCCAGCCCTTCCTCACCTTTCCGCCCAGCTGCTTGCCAATCTTCTCCAGCGCGCCCTTGACGTTTGTTTCGTAATGCTGGGCAGCAAAGTCATTTTTCTGAATGATTTTGCTGGTCTCAGCGGTCGGGAAGCTGATCGACTGGAAGCCACCACGCGCGGCGCGGTAGATCATCGCGCGGACGGCGACGTTGGTCCATTCGGATGTGGTGAGGAGGGGGGCGCCAGCCGCAGTTTTTATAAACGAAAGTGCGGCTTCTGCGGCATCCGGGTTTTCAAAGCTCTGAGAGACAACCTTTCCGTTCTCATCAACCATCCAATAAAGATCGTTAATTCTTTCTATAGTTAACTTATCACCGTCTTTTATTTGATTTTTTGGTTTACGCGCCTCCTGCGCCATGTCGGACTGCACCTGCCCGACAAACACCGTGCGCTGGCCCATATCGTCAACGCGCTCCTCGCCGTGAGCTGTGACCAGTGTGCCCTTTGCCTTGCCGCCAACATGGCTAACTATCGCTTGATAGTCAGCGCCGGGAACGCCCTTAGGGATGCCGATGACAGCTTCGAAGAGCGGTACATCTTCGCCAGGCAGGCGGATGTCGCCGGGGCCTCGGACGAGGCCTCCACCCTCGAACCGCTCGTAATCCCAATAATACTCAATGTTTTCCTTGCTGGCATTGCGAAGCACGCGGGCTCGGTTTTCGTTGACGATAATGCGCGCCGCCTTGGCGCGAAGTTCAGCAATCGTACCCGTAGCGATCAACTCGCGCTTTTCTGTCAGATCAGCGCCACGATAAAGATTGTAGAGCCGACTTGGCATGTCGTAGCGTTTGACGGGGTCGTCCGAAACTTCCGCGTCTATAGGCTTGATGTACATATCAGTGTTAAACTCGCCCTCTCTACTGAGAGTGGCGGTGATTATTTTGCCCTTTGAATCTCCGCGAGAGAGCGTCGTAACATTGAGGACGTTGACCAAAGCGCTGTCTGAAAGCTCGTCCAGCATGACGGCCTTGGTCGGGCGCTTCGCATTCGGGTCAAACCGCGCGAAGTTCTCCACCAGCGACAGACGCTTTGCGGCGATGTGCTCCATCACCGCGTCTTTCAACTCTGCGCCTTTGAGGACGTAGCTTCTGCTAGTATCGCCAAACATGGCGTCAAGGCCAAGGTATTCGATCTCCGTCTTGCGCGGAGTAATGCCTTCCCTGCCCTTTGCCAGCGCGCTGCGCGCGGCTTGCCAGCCCATGTTCCAGATATTGTCGGGGATCAGCTTGGCTGTTTCCTGAACCGCGCTGTAGAACCCCATCGCGTCTAGGTCGCGGCGGGTTTCAGCTTTTATTTGACGGCCCGTCCCCTGCCTGATGGCGGCGTCATCAGCCCCGGGGAAGGCTGAGAGGATATTGTTGCTTCTTGCCTGAGTTTGTGCGGGCGATACTTCGGAACTCAATATTGCCCCACTAGAAATTCTATCCGCGATCTCCTTTTGTGAAGCAGCCTGCACAGCAACAGCTTCTTCATAAGATGAAGCTACAACACCATCTGTTGCTTTTGGTCTGCCATTGTAGGCAGGATCCCAGACCATGAAGACAACATCCGGCTGTCCGTTGTTGAACTCCGAAAACAAGCTTTTATCCCAACCCGATGGCGCGAACTCGTCGTTCCAGCGCAAACGGCTTTCAATGCGGAAACCGTGCCGGGAATAAATTTGCGGAAGAACGGTATCGAACGCATCAAGACGGCGACCGCCCATCTGTACTGCCAGCGGGATCAACGAATCCATACGTCCTCGCCGACCTTTCGGGTCGCTCCATGCGGAAACGATGTCGTCGCCTTTCAGCGCAAAGCCTGCCTTTCCATCTGCAGCCACAAACAGACGCATGCTCGCGTACTCTTCAGGACTGTAGATGTGTACAGCTGCGCCATACGGCGATTTCGATGTGGCTTCCTGCATACGCTTCGCGTACGCCGCGCCAGCTTGAGGATTCGCCGGAAGTTCATGAACATCCGGCATTTCAATCTGGTTTTTAGCATAGGCGCGTTGGTAGTCGCGATCCGGCGTATAGGTTGCGACAGCGCGCTGACCTAGAACCCGAACAGGCGCGCTATCTCTTCCGCTTTCTTGCGTGTAAGCCCGGGGTGATCCTCCATCGCTTGTGATATTGGATCGAGTGGTCCGAACTCGTTCCTCGCGGGCGTCACGGGCTCTCCGGTCGGCAAGGTCGTCGAGGCGCGAGGCAGCGCGTCCAAGCCGCCGGTCATAATCTCTTTGGCTAAAGCCTGAGCCAGTCGCATCTTGCGGCCCTGAGCGTACTCCGAGGAAACTTGGAGCATTTCCTTGAATTGCGCCAGGATTTCCGGCGAGATCTGCGATTTGTCGTCCATAGCCTGCCTCCTCAAGAACAGCACGAAGCGCTGGGCTTTCACTCAACAGTATAGCAAAATCTGGCGTTCCGCCAATCTGGGCGTCAGTTAAGGCCTTCTCACGGATTAGCTGGAATGCGGACCTACTTTCTCCTGCCGCCTGTCGGGCTTCAAACAGCGTTTTGGCCCATGACCAGATGGTTTCCTGAACCTCTCGCGGCGACCATGCCTCCCCAGTTTTTTTGGTGAGATACTCGGCAACCTCACGGGTATAGGCGTTTCCTGCCAGATAGCCGGGGGAGTATCCTGGCTGAGACTTGCCGCCACCACGAGCAAAGAGTTCTTGGTCGAAGTTGAAGTAGTTCGCCATCCACGCATCAAGCGTGGTTGCGTACTCTGTATCGTCCATTACAGCGTTAGCGCCGCGCTGCGCTAGCTCACTCGACGGACCAGCAACGCCCGGAACCTCTCTTGCACGCAAGTTGCGCCTAAAGCTGTCAACCTTTGGTCCAGACAGCAAAGCTTCAATTGGGTTTTCTGCGGTAACTGCCCGCACAGTGTTGTTGCGCCATGCGTCAAGGACGGAGCCCTCTCCCTTTCCGCCTTGAACGCTCTGACCCAGAATCTCAAGCACGCGAGCTTCATCGGTAGGGCGACCAGCCTTTGTCCAGTTTGTCCAGAAACTCACCGCATTGGTCAGGTTGCTTTCCACAGAGGTCTGCGGAGACATCGCGGCCAAGACGGCAGCAAATCTCGGCGCATCAACTCCGAAAATCGCTTCCAGTGCTTTTTGCGAACGCAGATACCAACCTTTTTTCGCCGCTCCCGCAATAGCTACGGCGGCACCTTCCTCAATTGGAGAAATGTTGCGGAGGTCATTTAAGATTGCCATCACCTGGGGCGCTGTTTTTGCAGAGAGCGAGTCCAGCTCTTCATCGGTCAGTCGCTTACCCACTTCGCCGAAACCTTCAATATTTTGAGCAAAGTGATTTCGAGGCGACGCCACAGTCTTGAAGAATGACTCGACATCCCGCCTAGATGCACGTGTGCTTGCTGGGAACACAGCTTGGAATGTCGCGCGCTCTTCTGGGGTAAGCAAAACACCCGACGACCGAAGCGCCTGCAGCATGTTCGCGCCAGTTTCTTGCTTTGGCAGCGACTCCAAGATCGTCAGCGCCTTCTCGCCAGCCGACATTCGTATTGATGCTGCCAGCTTATTTGTTTCAGCTTTTATTTGACGGCCCGTCTCTCCGCGTCCACCCACGCCCATCGTCGCCGGACCCGTCGGGGGACCACGACGGGCAGCTTTAGGCATAAGCCTGCCGGCCACAGCGCCGCCAACGCCACCGGTGATCATGTTTCCGATGACAAAGGCTGCACGGTCATTGTCGTCGATCACGCCATCTCCGTCCGTATCGTAAGGAGCGACAACGCCTGCGGCTCCTACAGTAAGGGCTCCTGTAGCTGCCGGATTAGCTCCCATCCCAGCGAGGATATTGCGGCTTCCTGCTTCTGCCGGGTCGAAGGCGGCGTTGACGGAGCGGATGTTGGCGGGGTTGAAGACAGCGCGGATTGTGGACGGCTTGCCCTTGCCATCGTAAGTGTCGATCACGTTGCGGATGATTACGCCGTCATGGCCTTCTGCTCGCGCTTGATCGATGTAATCGCGAATTGCAAAGCCTGATCCGTCCTTTTCGCGTCCACGGAACGGACGACCATTCCACTGAATGACCTTCGGGTTTTGCATCCGCAGATAAACTGGTATCGTCTCGGCAGTCGCGTTCTGATAGTCAAACGCACGCCTGTCGTCCGCATACGTCGAAGCTGTTTTTCTGTCTTCGGCGAAGAAATATACACGCTCAGGATCGGTCTGACCAAACTTTTCCTTCGGCGTCTTAAAGCCATCGGTCCACACGCCGCGACTATCGGGCGTCCCATGATACAGCACCGTATCCGTATCAAACCCCATCGCCCTTGCGCGTTCCATCCGCGCGCCCTGCGACATATCCAAGCCCTTCTCGCGTGCGCGTACCCACTCCTGCGCTTCACCGATGTCCTGCCCGGCGTAGCCTTGGGCCTCTGCCTGACGGATGATGTCGTCAGAAGAGGCACGAGATCCACCTCCGAGCCCCATGGCATTGACGCCGCGTCCCGGAGGCATCCTGCGAGGAGGAGGCCCTCCACGGCGAAGCATACGTCCAGCAGCAGCCCCGCCAACGGCGCCAACGCCTGCGCCAATCAGGGCTCCCGCAGCAGGATCATCCGGGTTCATCGCAGCGCCCGTAAGAGCCCCTACGCCTGCACCCCCGATGAATGCGGGAGAGCGCGATGTGGGGTCATCAAAATCACCACGTCTGGCAGCAAGCCACTCCTGATATATGTCCCACTCTTCGCGAGCGCCTATCCGATAGCTGGGGTTGCCGCCGAACTCTTCGTTAATCAGCCGCATCAGGCTGTTAGCGTCTTCAGGATCAACATCAAAGCCCTGATTGTAAGCCCTACGAGTAAGCTCATCGATGGCTGTTCCAGACTTGTTGTTGAGAAGTCCCGGCATGCCATTGGCTCGACCCATGATGGAACGCAGATCGCCCCTCATGAAGTTCGTATCTTTGATGCCGCCCTGGCTTCTGATCCAAGCGACAAGGGATTGCGGCTTTTTCGGTACAGGCCCGTCCCACGGACCTACCTGCTCTGATACCGGAACACGAGAGGGCGAAGGATCAGCCTGACCGGCTGTTGCGGGGCCAGTGTCCGGGAAGGGCGGATCAGACTGAACAGCGGCAGGTGCAGGACCGCGAGGAAGGTCATCCACAGGACCAGCAGACGCAGGCCCTGCAGCAGGACCACGACCACTGGCAGGGGGAGGACCGCCCTGAGGAGCAGCAGGAGGCGGACCTCCCCTGCGACCACGGGGAGGACGTGTGCGACCAGGAGGGAAGATCCGGGCGAGGTTCGCATCCGTTGCGCCGCCAAGGAGCATTTCACCCATGAGGTCACGTTGCGCCTGAGAATAGGCTCCGGACTTGCTGAGATAAGCAAGCCCCGCCTCCAATGGGTTGCGAACGGTGTTGACGGCCTGAGCAATCATCGGGCCTACGCCGGCAGGCTCTGAGAGCATCGCGCGCGAAGTCACCGATCCCACATTGGGATCCATCTGGCGCGCATTGCGCATCAGGGCTTCCTCAGCCTTGAAGCGCGCCTGCATTGCATCAGCCGCTTCCTGGCCGAATACGCGGGCCAGCTTCTGGCGCGTCCCCGGCCCCGTCAGGGCCTGAAGGGCGCCGCGACCGGTCTCCACCTTCCCGATCATGGCGCGGATGACGCCGGCCTGTGTCGCCGTCAGAGCGGCGCCGGTGGTCTCCTCAATGATCCTGCCTATGTCCTCGACAGAGAAGCGGCCCTGCAGCAGACGCTGGCCTTCTGAGAAAGCCTGACGCATGCGTGGCGCTTCACCACCCAGACGACGCGCTTCTGGATAGCCAGGAACAAGCCTGTCCATTTCTTCAAGCAGAGCGACCCGCGCGCTTTCGAGGTCATACGGAACCCTTTCATTGCGCCCAATGGCCCTTTGTTCCGCGTCATCAAGGCTGCGTTTCACAATATCGACGAACTCAAAGTCGCCGACTTGACGCCCCTCTGAGATAGCAATCGTATCGCGATATCTTTGTGCAGCCTGAACGTGCGGCCTCATTATATCCTGATCAAGGAGTTCCATGAGACGACCGCTATCAAGGCTGCCCAGCGGATATTGGGCGCGGAGCGCCTGATAAGCCGGTGACGCCTCGGCCTGAGCAGCAGCAATCAGCTCATCCACATCGCCCGTAATCGTTCCAGGATTGAGACCTCTATTGACGCCACGTATAGCGTCTTCAATTCCAGCCTGCGTGCGGCCCATGCTTGTTTCAGCAAGCTCAGCAGCACGCGCCGCCGCCACTTCACCCGTCGTGCCCGGAAGACGGGTCAGGCCGACAGCTGTTCCAAGTCCTTGCTGCGTAAGATCTGCTATGGTTGCGGGCTCGTTGCCAAAAGCCGCGCGCATAGCCGCCTGCACAGCTGCTGGAGACGTCAGTCCAGCCTCCTCGAGCTGCCGTCTTACAAGAGCGCTGGAAACACGTTGGTCAAAACGGCTTGCGTTTGCAGCGCCACCTGCTGCGCGCTGTATGGTGCGTCCAAGTCTTCCCCCTGCGTTTCCGAGCGCACGTGGCAACAAAGCGCCCGCGACGACGCCTCCAGCCGTACCAAGCGGGTTGTTGCTCCCATCGTCGCCAGCAGACGCCGCAGCTGACGGAGACGCCACCATGCCCCCTACAGCACCACCTATAAAGCGATCTGCATTGCGAACGATCAGATTGCCACGAGGCGGAAGAACCTCTCCAGATCGGGAAAACGGAGCAGGACCAGCAGGAGCGGCAGCCTGAGGAGGCGGTTCCGGAGCAGGTGCAGGTTCAGGAGCCGGACCAGCATCATCGGCCTGTTGCGTTCCAGCCCGGATGGGAGGCTCCGTGTTGCCGCTACGGATCGCAGCAACGATTTCCTCGTTGGTCATGCCAGCCTGTTGCAGGCGCTGCACGACCGACTGCTTTTCTCCATCCGGCAGGCTATTAAAGAGTTCCTGAGGAGACACAGGTGGCGTCATCCTATCAATAGTCTCAATCGCAGCCTGTTTCTGAGCGTCTGTCGCATTCTCCGCTAAAAGAATCTGACGCGCTTGTTTAAGCTGGATAGACTGAGGCGTGATGCTAGCGCCCAGCGTCCGAATGCCAATGCTGGACCGATATATCGCAGACAACGCAGGCCCCAGCGCCCATGTGAGCGGATCAGCAGCCAGCTGTCCGGCCATTTCTACGCGCTGTCCCTCAGGCGCCATGTTAGCGCCTATGATGGATGCTAAGCCTACGTTCTCAGCAATGTTGCCAGATATGCGTGTTCCATAACCCAGAGCCTTCGCGCCTGTAGTTCCTTTTGCGCCGATATTTGTAGCAACGCGGCCCAGATTAGCTTCTTTGGGAATTGCCTTTCCAGGACCCAGCAATGCGCCCGCAATCGTTCCGCCAAAATCGGTGATAATTTCCGCTTCGTCTTTAGGCGCAGAAAGCGGAACCGTTGGCAGCATCTCTATTTTTGGAGCCTGCTCGGTTCCAAAGCTCGATCTCCCCATGTCCTGCATACGGCTGGATTTAGAAGAGCCAACAGGCTCTTGACGGCCCATTGCAATTTCCAGCATTGACCGCCGCTTGCGTGTTTCGTCAAATTGCAGCGGATTGCCGAGCATGTCATACGCCGGCCCGGGCCCGGACATAGCGTCTCCGAGTTCCAGAACCGCGTTTGCCGTGCCAGGACCCATTGCGTCGATTGCTTTGCCCGCAAAACGGACAGGAAGCATGCGATTTACATCGCCCTGCGACACAGTCCTGCCTTCAGGGTCAAACGTCTGCGTCGGCGCAATTCCAAAAGCAGAACCACCGACACCCATCTCTCCAACAGCCTGTGATAGCGCATCCGACTGAGCGCGGCGCTGCTTAGCCATCTCTTCTGGAGCAGGACCGCTTTGCTCTTTGAGATACGCTCTCTGCGCTTGACGTGCTCTGGCGTTCCACTCCGTTGTTATAGGATTTGGAGCGTTGGTTTGCTTAAGCGCCGCCGTTTGACGATCGTAGCGATAAAGATCATCAAAAGCCTGACCTTCATTACCCCATGGCATAGGGTCGGTCACACGAGGCTTTGGCGGGCCCTTTATTGCGGGAGCCGGGGGCGGAACAGTACGCCCTCTGCGCTGCAACTCTGCACGGATCTGATCCTGCGTGAGACCCTGCGTCTGTGGCTGAGATGGAGCTGTGCCCATGCCAGCTTCACGCGCACGGCGGCGCCTCTCGCGTTCAGCGAGCAGTTCTTCTTTCGTGAACATGTGTCAGTTCCCCGCGCCGGCCAGCATGGCTTCGAGTTCTTCGTCCGTCAGGTCTTCAGCACGCTTTTCACCAGAAACAATGCTTGGCGAAGACGCTATTCCGGTGCTTGCGTTGATAATCGCCTGAAGACGCTGACGTGACGCCTGCTCTCGCTTCAGCCTTGCCTCATTATCTTTCTGCATCGCGATATTCATAGCCTTCAGACGCGCCAAAAATTCTTCACCGGCTTTACGCGCGGCATCGTCCCCCTGCCTGACATTCATCAGGCGAGTTGCTGCAGCTTGAAGTTTTGCACCCTCAGCATCTGAAAGCGGTCCAGTTCCTCTCAATCCAGGTATGGCCTGCAGGAATGCCTGACCGCCAAGCTGCTCAAGCATCGCCATCCCGTTTGCGCGCGGGCTGCCTGGAGCCACCTGCCAGTTCAATAAATCATTGCCTTTGCCATCTGGGTTGATCCAATTGCCGTATGTGTCCTCAAATCGCTGTTTTGCTTCTGGGTCTTCCACGTTCAGGAAGTCTTCCAACAGGGCAATCGAAGAATTTAGCGTTGAAAGATTGTTTCGCGCAATCGCATCAACTTCCGCCTGTTTGGCTTCCATCTCGTCAAGGCGCGCCTGCGCTTGGAAGCCCTGATAGTCTGTCATCCCGCCCGTAGCGGCTGATGAAGGCGATGCATCCTTTTGATTGATCGCAACGACATTGCCCGTTTGCGTATCAAAAACCTGAGATCCATCGGACATATTTATGAAGCGATTTGTGTTCGAAGATCCGCTTGGAATGCCGCGAACGCCCTCAACACGTATAGCCGCTCCCGAGTAAGGATTAACGTAATAAACCTGCCCGTCGGCTCCAATAAACTGGTCCATCTTTACGGGCTCATCGCCCTTGATCATCTCTTTGTAATAATCCTCAAACACACCAGCATTGTAAGCTCGTAGAGCTTCAGGTCCCATTTCTTTTACAGCCTGCATTTGCTGCTGACGAGCATTGCGTGCGTCGATCGCCTTGAGCGGATCTTCGCTCATCTCAATTGCGTATTGCTCGTCCGGAGAAAGGTTTAGCTTTTCCATGTAAGACGTCAGCTTTGCCTTTGCCTCCTCAAGGTCGACACGGTCGCGGCTTTTGTCGCGACCCTGCGGAGACATAAAGAAGTACTGCAGGCTTGATACGTCCATTTCGTTTGGATCGTAACCGATCATGCTCTCAAAGAAGTTCGGCTGCGCGTTCTGCATATTGTTTCTGGCTGCATAGCTGCCAGGAACAGGACCGCGCCCGAAGGCTCCCATTGAGGGCGTCGGTTGCGATGCTGAAAGAGGCTCTGACGACCGCATGACCGGAACACCAGAAGAGTTCAATGTCGGCCCCGTTCCGCCAAAGTTAGGCACATTGATGTTATAGTCCCGCGCCATTTGCTCACGTGTCAGTGGAGCATTTGCCGATGTCAGGCTGCTGGCAGTGTTTGGTGAAGCGCCTGAAGGTCCGCGCCCCATCATCCCCAGCTCAGGCATTTTTCTCCGCATCGCGGCGCCGATCGCTGATCCTAACCCGGCCCTCTTCACAGGCTGCATGGGAGCCCCATCAGACAGCATCGACCCAGTAGCTGCAGCGGGCATTTCACCGGCAAACCGCGTCGTCCGGTCGGCAGCAGGGCGCGCCTGCAACTGACTACGCATGTTGGCCCAGTTCTGCTGAGAGGCCTTTCTTCTCATGTCCTGACCACCACGGGTAAGTGGAAAGCCGCCATCGCCCATCAGTGGGTCCATGTTTCTGGACGTGATCTCCGTCTGTCCAGCAAGCCTTTTGCGAGCTTGCTCTTCGGCAATACGGCGCGCGACCTCAGGCGCAGCAGCGCCGAGGCCAAACATTCCGAATTTCATGGCGGTTTGTCCTTGAAGACGTCAATTACTGTTCGGCATCAACCAAAAGGAGTCCAGTCTTTGAAACCGAAGTTTGATTCACTTGCTTTGCGCGTCCCTGTCCCGGTCGTGTTCTGTGTCTGCAGCATTGGGGTAGAGCCAAGGATGCCCTGACGCACCTGAAGCTCAAGCATGAACTTATTCAGGCGGTCTGCAGCCTCGCGATCGAACTCGGCGCGATCGGCAAGCAGACGCGCCTGCTCAATATCGCGCTCCGTGGCCCCGATCTGAGCCATCATGTTTGCCTGCTGAGCCCACTCAGCATTCCTCTGGCCAGCCAGATTGCCAAGGAGGCCAGCTTCCTGGAAGCGCTGCTGGGCGGCAAACTGAGCCGCCTGATCGCGTCTCTGGGCGTCCGCCATACGGGCCCCATAGCCGGCTTGAGAGTTGTACTGCTCAGCAGCCATCATGTTGCCGCTCTCACGCTCATCCGCTGCCATGGCGTCATTGTAGCCGCGATAGAGCAGATCAGCGTTCATGCTGGCTAGGTCCATCGCAGCCTTGCGACGTAACTCAGCGTCAGCCACGCCGTGGCGTGATCCTCCAAAGGCGCCGGAGCGCGTGGCCCGCGCCTGATTGTCCATCAGCTGACGATCGCGCGCCTCGTTTGCATAAGCCTCAGCAGAATTAACAACCTGGCTGATGAAGGGGTTCTGGCGCGCCTTGATCCTTTCGGCATCAAAGCCACGGTAGTTGACCTTGTCGGGGCCAAGAACACCCTCCGGCTTCCACTCAGCAGCCCCGCCCGCCTTCGCCGCAGCCGCAGCATCATCGAGCAGGCCGCCAGATCCCGATCCAGCAAAGATACGGTCCCGAGCCCTCACCTGCCCCTCGCTCATGCCAGCCACCATAGGCTTTGTGTAAGGCGTGAAAGGCGTTGAGGCGTAGTTCTGCGTCATCCCAAGCATGTCGCCCGTCTGCTTCTCCCACTGGTTCCGAGACCAGTCTGTAAGCGCCTGCGTCTGCGTCTGGTTCGTCGTCTCAGTCGCCTTGGACTTTGACTTGCCGCCGCTCAGTGACATCTCAGATCTCCTTCAGTACATGCGGCTGATAGCCAATCGGTTGAAGAACACGCGACCAGCCCTCACGACCGCCCGCAATAACAACATCACACCCAAGACGCTTGGCTTCCGCCTCACACGCAGCCGACATGCCGGCGAGTTCGCGCGCATTACCACCCGCCGCCCAGATCCACATGGCGCGCATGGGACGCACATATGTCACCGCAGCAGAGTTCTCTCCAGCCCAAAACATGGCCCTGCCGGCCTCAATCTCAGTGTTGAGGTCCTCAACAGTGAAACCCTCTGGCGACCGGGCCAATGCCGCCTCGATTAGGACCCGATGATGCGGGAGCATCACACAGCAGGCCCAGGCTGAGGCATGGGATACAGCATAGGCTGCGGAATGACCGGCGGGTTCAGGAGCGTGTTGACCCTGTACAGCTCGCCCTGAAGATTTTGCGGCACAGCCGCGAACATGGAGAGCATGTTCCGAACCTGCATCTTGGCGTTGTTCTCAGGCATCTTGACGACGATGCCGTCCAGAGCCGTGCGGATGATAAGGGCTTCCTCACCGCTCAGGATCTCTATGGCTCCCTCAATGAGGGGCTTTTCATGCTCTGCAAGAGCAACATTCAGCTCAGCCTGCTGTGTAAGCAGGTCTTCAAGTATGGGCATGAGTGTCTCCTAGAAGTTCGTTACGTCGATAACGATAAATTTAGGGGTAGAAGGCGTGTAAGTGACATCCGTCGTCGTTCCGCTGGGAACGATATCGTCTACCTGTAATGGTGCTCCTGTTGGCATCACGAGGCCTATTGATGGCCATGGGATATAAAGCGTTACTCCGTCGAATTTATGCCCGGCGCAGTAGCTGATGTATCGGTAGTTGTTTGGCACGGCCTGATAGAAGTTCCGCGAACGAAAGCCGGTGGCGCCCTGAATCACTGCGTATGTGCGACCGGATGCCAATGTGTTGCCCGTCGTGCCACCCGTTCCGGCATCGTAAACCGTGTTAATCCGCATGACTTTTGCGCCGGAATGAAACACGACGTCACCAGACGAGTTGAAAACCTCAAATCCAAAGTTATCGCCCGATATCGTCTCAGCCGCATCGAAGACCCAATAGTCGAAGGTATGACTCTGCGTGTTACTCGCCACAATCCACTTGTAGGTCGATCCGCTGATTTCAGTGCCAATGACTGACACATAAACAGTCGACCGCAGAGCGATCATTGGCCGGTTGCAGCTGGAGACGCTTATCTCAGCTTTGTATATGCCCGCCGTTCCGCCGATGCTTGTCGATCCGGTCGTCTCCGTGCCGGAAGCCTTGCGAGTGAAATTACGATACTCTTCGTCTATGCAGATTTCGCCGTCATCGTTTTTAACCTGCAATCCTGTCGGCATCAGTAGACACCATAAACGATGTATCCGTTTTCCTCAGCAGTGTTGTCCCAGCTGATCGTGGTCCCAGACACGCTGATGGCCGGCTGCTTGGTGAAATACTGCGTTGTGGTCACCTGAAAGATCCAGAATGGGCGTCCGGTTGTGAGACCGGCGTTGGTTGCACTGCCTGCCGTGCTGGCCGTCACAGTGACATTTCCCAGCACGCGACCGGCGTTCGTATTGGTGTCGAAGACAAGATTGCCAGACGTGTCCCATATCTGCAGACCTTGTGGCATTACCAAAGCCCCAAGCGGACACGCAGCCGGGTTGCGTCGTATACCTCCACCACGCTGTTGCTGATCACGATCCTTGCGCCAGAGCTTCCTGATTGGATTGTAAGGCCCCCTGAGCCGATGTTGAGCGTACCGACGTTGGCCGACTTAATCTTGACCGCTCCCGAGACGACTTCGAAAGGAGCTTCATCCGTTGAGCCGTTGTAGACTGAAAAAGTATCCGTCTTGAACTTGACTGAGCTGGTCGTCCCATCGCTCAGCAGCTTCATCGACGCGATGCGGCCATTGGCATCGACCGTGAGGCCGTAGGAAGCTGTCAGCTTGCCGTCTACCGTGGCGATGGCTGAGGCGTTGGTGCTGACGCTGGCGCTTAGCGTTTCAATATCCGTGATTTCTTCAATCAGAAACTCGCGGACTTCAATAACGCCTCCGGACCCTCCTGACCGCGTCAGGTCAATTCTCGGGCGCCAGTAGGCGCTATTAGAACTGACAGCCGTACAGGTGATGATACGCCCGAAATTGACAACGCCATCGGCTTCTACAAACGAGGCGTCGGATGAGGGTCGGCTACCGTCCGCAGCTCCGGACCAGTCGGATGACGGATCCGTGTGAGTGTAGCTGCTGTTCATGCCGTTAATATAAAAAGCAAATGCCAGGGTTCCGCCGCCTGAAGCGTTTGCGTGAACCTTGGCCCGACACCTCAAACGATATTTGCGGTCGACCTGAGGCTGCAGGACAGCCTTTGGCTGCAGGTAAATGTTGCCGCTTGTGAGATCAACGCGGGCGACACGTCCTACGCCGGCAACATCCGCATATGTGACCTGCGAACTGGGGTTCGCGACAGTGCTAGGCGATCCTCCGGAAGCTGTCGTCCAGAACAAGCCATCCGCCACGAAATCTGCGACTGACAGCGACGTGAACCGCTGCGAAACTTGAGACGACAGCGTCGTAATTGACGTTGCATTCGCACTGTCCCCTGTGGCGCGAGCCGTTTCTTCCGCTGTGATGCGCGCGTTGAGGTTTGCCTCTCCATTTCTGGCCGCGCTGATCTCGCTGGCAATGCCTGAAACGGCGCCATCAAGCGTGGTGATCGCCGTCTCTGCCGTTCCAATGCGCGCTGTCAAGCCCGTTGTAGGCGTGTCTACAGTGGTCTCAAGCGTGGTCAGCCTTGCAGAAGCTGCATTGTCTCCATTGGTCCGCGCTGTCGACTCTGCATTGATGCGGGCGTTGAGGTTGACCTGTCCACTGCGTGCGGCAACGATTTCGCTGGAAACCGACGCAACAGAGCCATCAAGCGTTGTGATCGCGCCTTCAGCGACGGTGACACGAGCGGAAAGCCCTGTTGTCGGCGTGTCTACGGTCGTTTCAAGATTGGTGATGCGGATGGCGGCAGCAGTATCTGCCGTCGAGCGGGTTGTTGCTTCCTGCGTGATCGCTGCGTTTACATTGGTGTTGTTCGTCGTCACCGTCGATGTCAGGCTCGTGATCAACGATGACAGAGCGCTGTCAGCATCGGAGCGGGTTGTTGCTTCCTGCGTGATCGCTGAAGACAGGCCGGCATCAGCGGTCTGATAGTCTGCAGAAATCTCTGTCTCGACAGTGGCTATGGACTGATTAAGACTTGCCTCAACCGTCTGCACATAGCCGATTGACGCCATGATGACAGGTTCCTGGCTGTCATCAATCAGCTCAGTCGTTCCGTCATCGTCCGTCAGTTCCGTTGCGCCGCTGTCGTCCGTTAAATTGATGAGTGAAACGCCTGCATCATTTTGAACTGTGAAGTTTCCGTTCTGATCATAGCCAAACGTGATGACCTGCCCCTGAGGGCTGGTGAAGGCCAGGCGCTTGCCGATAGGGACAATCAGGTCGCCCCTCCTGTCATAGCTCAGGCCAATATTGCGCTCCACCTCAGCGCGGAACTCAGCCTCATTGCGCCTGTCATACTCAGCCTTCGGAGGGACGATCGTAATGGTCAATACCGCCCCCTCGTCTTGAGGATCGCCCGCCACTCCCCTATGCGTGCATCTGTCTTGTTCGCCGCCATACGCAGCTCAAAACGGATCTGGCGCGCCGTCGTCATGATCGCCATGCGATCAGCGGCGTTGTAAGGCCCCAGCGTCGTCTCGCTCGCCTGGGGGTAATCCCTCACATGGAGATAGACCTGACAGTCGCCCTGCGTTTTCTCATCAGGCCAGATCTCGTCAAGGTAAACAGCCCTGTCCCCATTCTCCAGCTGGATCGGGCCGCTGATGAGCTTCCTGACTTCGCTGTCATAAGACCAGCCCGTCTCATGCTTGAGCATGGCGCCCGCACTGGTGACCCGCAGGGGCCATCCGAACACATCCGGCCCAAACCCACAAACGCGCGCCATCGGCGTGTGGTTCCAGTGGTTCTCGCGCGTTGAGAATATCGCAGCATGGCTGCACTCCGTCGCGCTCCCACGCGGATAATAGAACCAGACCTCAGCGAAGACGGGGTCATACTCACACCAGCACAGGTGCTGATACGCCGTGTTGATGTTGGAAAACACGTCATCCGCGATCGGGCACGGTATCTGCTCAAGGTATCCCGAAAACTGCCAGAAGCCGCCTTTGCCCATCCAGTAAGCCGAAGAACCCACCCCGATCTTGGCGTGCTGGCCAATGATCCCGCAGCCGTTGGCCACGTGCTGCGAGGTGTAGACGTCAGGAGGGCCGACATATTCCAGCCTGTGCAAACCCTCTGTCGTAAACAAAAGGCTGCTGCCGCGGATCCTGAGCCCGCAGACAAGCAATCCCGTGGCCTGTATGGGAAGATCACCCGCCTGGTTGATCGCCGTTGGCGTCCAGACCGTCCTGGCCTCCTGGTCGCACCACGCAAACTGACGGGGGTCGCCATCGACGCCAAGCGCCATCAGAAAGCGCTCTTCCGTCACGAATATCGCCTTCGCATCCGGCGCATTGGCGATCAGCGTGGCGTCTCCCGCCCCTCCCGGCTGCCAGTCGTATATCTTGTCGCCGTCGCAGGCGATCAGGACCTCTCCGAAATTATCGAGGCTCCAGTTGGTCGTGCTCGTAAATGCAGCTGGGGTTATCTCATCCAGCGCGACACCCCCATCATGGGCGTAAAGCTTGGTCGTCGTCCCAAAGGCCGCGAACTTCGCCTCGTCATTATCCAGCCAGGCATGCGCTGCGCGGGGCGTCCCGGCCAGCGTCCCGGCAAGCCCCGTCGCCCACCCCTTCATCGGGCGGATGACGCCCTCGGCAAAACGCCAGTATTGGTTGTCATTCCAGCGGCCAGCAGCCTGCAGCTGCGTGCCCTGCCTGAAAAGACCAGCAGGAAGGGACAGGGATACAGGAGGCATTACCAGATCGCCATGCCGGAAGTGGGGATGATCGCATCGGGCGTAGCCATGTCCGTCTGCAGAAGCTGGCTGAGCTTCTTTTCATAGGCGCCCTGCCACTGGCCCCTCATCTCAGACAGATCCAGCCTCAGATCAGCCTCAAGAAGCGCCGCATAAAGGCTGAGATCAGGATGCTGCGTGATCAGCCAGTCCGTGTCCCCATCCGCAGACAGCGTCGTCAGGGACCCCGTCCAGCGCATCCTGACCGTGGTCGTAACCGCTGGCCAGAAGACCAGCTGGTCGCCCACACGGTCATAATGCCTCGGCTCGCCGGTCTCAGCGTAGTTGAAACTCTCAATGCGATCGATCGGCTGATAGGTGATCCTCTCATACCCGCCCGCATTCTGGCGCATCGAACGGACGCCCTGAAAGCCTGCAGGTATGCTGGCCACCCCCGATGTCACCGACAGGCTGGTCGTGAGATTGTCCAGCTTGCGGAACTTCGCCTTGATCAGAATGCGCTGCAGCTCAGCGCGCGAGTTCTGGACGTATTCCGGGATCCGATCGGTCGTTTCCGCCGTCGTGAGCGATGTGGAAGGCTTCGCCCAGTTTGCAACAGCAGCCCTCAAGGTGCCGTATGTCGTGATCGCCATGCCTCACACCCACTGACCCTGCTTGCCTATCCGGAAGTTCGCTGTCCTGAGCCTCGACCAGTCGCTGTCGTCCAGAAGGCGGTTGACCGCCGCCTGCTGATCCGGGTCCTTCGACCAGTAATCAACGCCCAGCTCTTCCTTCCAGCGTGTGATCACCGACCACGGCACCGTCGCTGCGCGCCTCAGAAGCTTGTCCGTCTTGCCCGTCCCATCGATCGACCAGCCGTCGTTGTGGTTGGCCATCTCACGATTGCGCTGCAGGACAGCCTCCGTGTCCTGAACCATGAGGTAATCCGGCTCCCTATAAGGGCCATTATCCCTCATATACCAGGCCGTCCCCATCCGCGTGACGTGCAGCAGATGGAACCCTGCAGGAGGCGTGTAGCTCATGGCCTACCCCGCCACGATCTCGGCATAGCCATTGGCCTGATGCACCTTCGCAGCGCTGATCAGGACATCCGGCACAAGATCGCCATAGCTGTACTTCACATCACCGACGCCCGGGATATGAACGCCCTTGCTGATCTTCTTGTCGCCCAGAGGCAGCACGCGGATGGTCACACGCGCCTCCGGAGCCTTGACAGCTTTCAGCCTGTCCTGCTCATCAAGAACAGCCTGGATCGCCGCCTGCTCGGCCATCCTTGCCATGATACGGTCGCGAATGCCGTCATTGTTGAGGCCCGGCCTGATCTCGCGCGCAATGCCAAGACGGGAGGCCTGCTCCATAAGCTGGCGGCGCTCGTCCTCCTCACGGCCCAGCTGCCCCGGCGACAGCATCTGCGCCGTCGTCAGCATGCCAACAGGCTGATTGGACTTCGCAGCCTCAGCCCTCGCCTTGAGAGCCTCATTCTCACGCCTGAGAGCTGCAAGCTCTGCAGCAAGATCCGCTATGCTCGGCGCTGCCTCCTCAATGTTGGCGTCCTCCTCGACTGCCGGAGCCAGTTTAGCGGCGATAAGGTCTTCCATCCTGCGTATTGAAAAGCGGCGGTCTGTCTTAATCCCAAGCCGCGCGCATTCCGCCATGAGTTCCTCACGGCGCTGTGCTTCGGTGTCCGCGCTATGCGGGGTCAGCATGTCATCAGTCATGTCGTCCTCGTTCAAAATGAAACGGGCGGCCCGGAATGAGCCGCCCGCCAGTCGTCTTCCCAGAGAAGGAAAGTCAGTTCAGAGCGTCATCACGACAGATCGCGTATGACGAAGCCTTTCTTCTCGTTCTTCGCGATCAGGCACTTTTCAGCCAGCGTCTGCCACTTGATGTTGTCGCCCTGCGGCGCAAGCATCTTGGTCTGGACGCCGCGATAGGTGCCCCACGCCCAGCCTTCCGGATCAATCCCGAAGACATCGCGCGACAGGTCCGGATGCGGGATGAAGTCCATCGCTCCGAAGTCTGAAACATAACGGTCGGCGCCGGCATAGATGGTAGCCTGCGCATTACCGCCAACATTGGCGCGGATGTCCGCGATGCCGGTGAAGCCAGACGCCACCTGCTTGTGCGAGCCCGACATGAAGACCGCCTTGAAACGGACCCCATTGTTGAAGCCCGTGGCCAGAACAGCCTTGAGCAGGGCCTCGGTGAAAGTGCGCTGCGTGCCATTGGTCGCAGCAGCCACAACACCGCCCGATGACCAGCCGCCAGAGGAGCCGTTGGCGCCCATCGTGTCGTTGGTCGACACCCAGGCAAGGCCGCCAGCCGTCTTACGTGTCACGGAGCCAGCCGTTTCAGCAACGGAGGCCTTATTCGAAACGCCGCGAGCTTCCATGTCGTTCAGAAGCTCAATGCCCTTCTTGGTCTTTTGACGCTGCAGTTCCGTGTCGCGGCCAGCGAGGTTGGCTTCCATCGCCGTACCGGAGATGACGCCGTTGTTTTCGAAGATCTGGCAGAACACGCCAACACGGGTCGGCTGTGATGACGTGTCGAACGTGGAAATGTCATCGCCTTCATACGCCGCATTGTCCGGATCGCGGTTAGCGAGCGTATCCAGCTGCCATTCATGGAGAACAGATTTGACAGCAGTTTTCCCGATCATCGAGGTGAAGGGGCGGTCTTCCTGAGCGACACGATAGATGGTGTCATCGAGGTCCTCGCGCTCGCCAACGAAGGCTGAGCGGACAAGTGTATTGGTAGGGGCAGCCATGGTTTATCTCTTTCCGAGTTTTGCCCTCAGCTGCATGACCCGAGTGTGCTCTTCAGCTGTCCAACTCGGCTTGGCCATGAGTTTCTGGAGGGCGGCTTCATCCGATGAAGGCCTGTGACCCTGACTTGACGCAGGAGCGCTGGGTCCGGCTTTAGCCTTCGGCTTGGGTGGAGGCGCTTTTGCAACACGAGCAGCTGACTGGCGGTAACGTTCCGCGTCACGGATGAGAGCCTGTATGCCGCCCTTTTCGGCATACTTCTTCATCATGTCGTCGTATGTCTTCGCCTTGTAGCTGATCTGCGCTTCCATGGCAGATATGCCGGCAATACGTTCGGGCTCGAAGCCCTGCATCCTGAGGTAGGACGCAAGCTCGGATTTGCGCTTCGGACCCTGCTCAGGGTCGGCAAACTCGGGGATCATCTCGGCCATTAGCCGTGACTGCTCCACCTGGAATGCATGAAACGCTTCACGCTCAGCGGCTTCCTTGGCATCCATTGTCTGCTTCAGTTCGCGCTGTTCGCTGCGGTAGCGTGTCTGCTCCGCAAGAAACTGGCCGGGATCAGAGCGGGCAAGATCAGCTGCGTCATCAGACGCAAACCACTCTTCCCATTCTCTCATCCTCTGCAGTCCGGGCTCAACGTAGTGCTGATCGATGCGGTTCGCGAGACTATTGAGGTGCTGGATGCGTGTCTCATAAGCCCGGATCGCTTCGGCGGATCTCTGCTGTGCTCTGGTGACTTCGGCCTGCTGCGCCTTCTCGCGCCTCAGGATGGTCTCCTGAGCTTTGCGAGGAAGCTTTGCAAAGATAGCTTTGTCACCTGCTTCCCAACGCGCCGGAGGTTCGAGTGTCGGCCTGGCCGGTTCGGGTTCTGGCGCTTCATCGGCTTCGAGGGTGTCCGTATCCGGGGCCTCTTCGCCATCGTCAGCCGATTGGGGGGCGGCTTCGGAATCCTCTGTGTCGCTCGCAGCATACTCAGCCTCGCCCTCATCGTCGGGGCTGGCCGCTTCTGCTGTCTCGTCCTGATCCGGCTCCTCCTGCGGAACCTCCTCAGCTTTGGAGAGCAATGCGACGTGTTGATCAATGCTAAGCGGTCCCGTTGCCGGGATCGCAGCCTCAGTGTCTGCCATGTTGGATGTCCTGGTTAGCTGGGGCCCGACGCTTAGTTCGCGGGCCGTGTAGCTTCTGTGAGAGACTGCTCAATCTGCCAGTCATCGACCGGCACACGGATCATTGAGCGTAGTATGTCCAGAGCATGCACGCGCAAAAGCATGTGTAATGCGCTGTCCGTCCGTCCGTTTCCTGCGTCCTCCACTGCCTTCTCGAGCAGGTGCGCGCGAAGCTTTGAGTGCGCCTCCTCCGTCACCTCAAGCTCAACGCGAGCCTGATAGGCGCGGCCTTCCTTCGATCGCTCCGTCATACGCCGGCCTCACCGCCGATGTTGACATCCGTCGATCGTATAACCCCGGATCCCGTCACCCCGGCCTGTATGCGCGCCATCTGAAGACGCTCATTGAGCGCAAGCTCAGCCTGTATCTGCTCGCGCTTGAGGGCGATCTCCTGATCAATCTGGTAGCGGCGTATCTCAGCATCCTGCATTGCTCGCGCCTGCTCAGCCTCAAGCATCCTCTGCTGATGCGCCTGATCCTGCTGCGCCTTCAGCATCTGCGCCTCGCGATCAGACATGACCTTCGCTTCAGCCGCCTGCTGCTGCGACTGCAAGCTCATCTGAAGCTTCTGGGCCTCCATCTGCATGGCGTCCATGTGCTTCTGCCTGGCCAGTTCAAGCTCCCCCTGAACCTTCATCTGCGCCGGATCAGGAGGCGGAGGCGGCTCCTCAATACCCTGCATCTGCTTCATCTGCGCTTCCTGAGCCTTCTTCGCCGCGATCTCCTCAGGATTGGCGAAGAACATCTCAGGGGCCTTGAACCCGGAACGGGTCGCAAATCGTGTCACAGCATTCCACACCTGCTGGGGACCGGCCATCGCGGCATAGTCCGGTATCTGCGACTGGATCATCTTCTGCTGGAAGTCGATCACACGACCCAGCGCCGCAAGCTCCATGTCCTTGCCGCCAGAGCCCACGCCCACTTCTATGACCATGTCGGAGCGGTCGCCAAATGTGCTCGGGTCAATATCCACCCACTTGCCCCGAAGACGGATCTTGTCCGCCCTCGTCGCATGCTTCCGGCTGAGGGCATGGATATCAAGCAGCCACCCCTTGACCAGCGTCTCAGCCAGGATGCGCGCAATCATCCTCACCCGCTTCTGTGCGGCAGCCATGAGAGCCTGAGCGCCCCGCGCCGTATCATGCAGCGTATCAGGGTTCAGCCCCTGCGCATTTCGCACAATGCCCGTCCTCTGCTCTCCCATCGTGGAGACATATTCAAGCGCCTGCGCCACGTTGAAGCTGAGGGCGCCCGACTGCAGAGGGCGCACAGCATTGCCAGTCCTTGACCTCACCGGCGCAAGGGGTTCGTTCCGCATCAGGTCGGAGATAGTATGCTCGTTCGCCTGATCCATGGCGATTTCCGTGCGCTGGTTCATCGCGAAATAGCCGCTGTCCAGCATCAGCCTGAGAAGGGCCGTCTTGATCTTCTGGATCTCTATCAGCTTCTCAGCCAGCGACTGGCCATAAAAGCGATGCGTCGTGATAAACGGGGTCCCCACACTCACGCCCGTCCTGTCAATCCGGCGCTTATCCAGAAGCACGCGGCAATCGCTGTCCGTCTCGATCTTCCACAGCTGCGACTTGCCCGTGCCGTCAATGTCGGCCCGGATAAAGTGCTTATGCACCTCAACCGTCCGCATCAGCGACTTACCATCAGGACCCTCAGGTCCGGCCCCTTCCGCAGACTGAACAAGCGACGTCGTCTCGCCGGCAACATCCCGCGCAAGCTCGATATTCTCATTCGTCGTGCGCTTCGTGTAGGCCGGCAGCTTCGCCACAAGCTCCTCGTCAAACCCCATGTCGATAAGCGCCTGGGCGCGGGGATAAGAGCGGATACAGAAGTAAACCGCCTTGTTCAGGTCCAGGGTGGCGTCCTGAGCCACCGTCAGGTTGCTGGGATCCACAGCCTCAGAACGGATCTGGCCCTTGTCGTATTTCCTGCGGAGGACAGCATTGAATGTCGGGATTTCCACGCCTTCCTCGCCCATGATGGGTTCGGCAGGCTGAACCGAGACAATCTCAACCCCGCTCTCAGCAGCCATCTCCAGCTCAGGCGCCGTCTTGCCGAAAACCTCCTCCTCCTCAACAGCCTCCTCATCCTGCCAGTAGGTGTAGAGAATGCCGGTATCGGTCAGGAGGGCGTCCTTGATGGCCGTATAAAGCAGGAGGAAGCCTGGAAGCTTCTGGAAGGCCGTGTAATTGACCCAGTCTGTCTCCTGGCTCGCACGCTCCTCGTCATCTGCAGACACAGGCGCAATGGTGGCCACATCCTCACCGCCCGTAAAAATGTCCATGAGATCCGGCATGACCGTCTCGATCGCCTCGGCGATGTCGGTGGAAACAGCCTTGCTCCTGTTAGGGAGGGACGGCATGTCATCCATCTCGCCCTTGGCGTATTTGAGCGATGTGGTCCGCTTGCGCTCGAGGGTCGAGAAGTTCTCAAAGCCTATGGAGACGTGGCGTTCCCCATCCAGCATATGGAGAATGTCCTCATCGGACATGCCGGCGCCGTCTTCTACGGGTTCATCGGCTTCGTCCATGAGTTCGTCATCGGGGAGGATGACCTCCTCGACAGACATCATTGCAATTGCGGCCATAGCTTATGCAACTCCAAGCGCTGGCATATCCAGCTTGGCGGCAGACGATGTCGGCTCTTGATAATCCACGCACATGAGGCCGAAACTGTCTGCGTCGTGTGAGGACCAGTCGTGCGACGGGCCAAGGCCGATCCCACGCTTCTCGTCCCTCAGCTCGTGATACCAGCCCAGCGCCTTGCGGCCCGCAGCCGTCAGATCCTCGTCAAAGTAGATCCGTGGGAACAGCCGTTTTGCAGCCTCAATCCGCATCTTGGCGGCGCCCGTCCCCTGATTGGGAACAACCCGCACGCTGAACCCAGCCTCGCGCCAATGGTCCTCATAACGCTTGCCGGTCAGATTGTTGGCGTTGACCCCGTCATGCGGCAGGATCACCTCAGCCTTCTGGTAACCAGACTCCCGCATCCACTGGACGTGATAGCCAAGCGATTGCCCCTGGCTTGTGTAATGGTCCAGTACGCGGATCTCCCTGTCCACAAACTGGCAAATCCAGATCGAATAGGCGTCAGCCTTCGCTCCTGCGCCGCCTATGTCGTGATAGCTGCGAAGCGCCATCAGGGGGTCAGCAGACAGGCGGCATATCCGCCCTTTCTTCTTGGCTTCAGCGAGGGCTGTAGCGAAGTATGCCCCTGCCTGAGCTACAATGTAGGCGCCCTCCCAGACGTGGTCGTACTGGTCCGGCCTGTTTGCGAGGTCATCCCTTCGCGTGCGATCCAGCGTTGGTGGGAACCACGGATTGTCCTTCCAGTTGACCTCCACCACCATCATGTCTGCAGCCTTGGACTTCCGGAAACGCCTGTCCGTTGCGCTTCCGTCCACCTCAGGGTTCCAGCAGACCCACAGTTCAGACCCCTCCTCACGAATTGTCGGTATCAGCTTGATCCATGCCGGCTCGCTGATCGGCTCAGCCTCATCCGCCCAGCAAAGCAGGATCCTCGCCTTGCTCTTGATGCTGTCGAGGTTCTTGGAAAGACCGACGAACTTGAACTCTATCCTGCCTGACTTGGTCCTGACGTAGGTGGCGCCGACGTCAAATATGCCGGTCAGCCAGGGATCGCTGGAAATCGCCGCCTTGATCTCCGCAAGGGAGCTGTCGTCAAGCGAGTTCATAAATTCACGGACGCAGAGGACAATCCCTTCCCGCCCCTCGGCATCCCACATGGCCACCCTGACGCAGGCCATCTTAGCGAAGCTGCGGGTCTTGGCGCTTCCCCTGCCCCCATATGCCCCACGGATGAACATATTGGGCGCAGCGAAGACCGGGATCAGCTTTGGCGGCAGCTCAATCTGGTGCGCGCTCATTTGATCTGAGGAGCAACCAGTTCAATCCTGTGAACCACTTTTACCGGGTTATCAGGATCCATTGCGACCTGCATCGGCAGGACCTTGCCAAGTAAGGCCATGAACGGTCCAGGGTTCTCTTTTGCCTGCGCCTGCAGGTACGACACCATGCCTTCCCTGCCGTACTCTGCACCCGCCTGTTCAGCGGCTTTCAGAATGGCGTCTTTCAAGAAGGCTGTCGTCTTGTTCGGGACGCCTTTAGGACGTCCCTTGCCGGCGTTTGGCGGCTTAGGATTGTAATTGACCACTAGTTTGCTGCGCGAGGGGTTTCCCGTGTTCGCGCCCTCTTCTGGAGTTTACTTCTTTCTCGATTTCGTTCCGGAGCATTTCCATGCATCGCGGGACAGTCGGAGCGGGCTGTTAGGATTAGCCGCAGCTGCGGGGAAGTCTTTCATCTGTCCTGCCGATCGGGCGCAGTAAGCATCGCCCTTCGACGTTCCGGGGCGGACGCGGGGTCCGCCGTCAGAAGCCTTGCCGGCCTGACCGTAAGAGACGCGCTTGCCGGATGACGTGACCTTCACCCTCGCCTTGCCTTTCGCGGGCGTGGCCATGTCAGCGTCCCTTCTTGCCTGCTTTAGCTGTCTTGGCAGCCGCCCTAAAAGCTTTGGCTGTTGGCGCTCCCGCCGTGCCGGGCTTCCGCATTGTTTCGCCTGACCCTGCGGCGATGCGGGCGCGCTTGGCGTGAATGTTTCCGTACAGACTTTGCTTTGCCATAGGGTATTCCTTTCAGGCTGTGCCTTCGGCTGTGATGTTGGCGAGCCATTGGGCTTCCAACGCCTGCCGGTAGGCATGGGCTTGAGCGTTAAGAAGCACGCTCTCTCTGACTATAATAGCGGCCAACTTTGCGGGGGTGATTCCGAAGTCCTCCGCAAAGTCTGTGAGGGTGTCGAGGATGTCCTCAGGCAGCGTCAGCGTGATGCGTCTGGTCATACCTGACCCTTTCAGCAAGCTCCTGGATTTCGACCGCGACCTCAGTCAGCTTGCGGATGAGGGCAAGCTTCGCGACGGAGAGGAGTTCGTCGGCGATGAGGGCGCGGTCGATAGCGTCCGTGTCCTCGTTCATTAGGACACAGCAGCCGAGAAGGGCGTTGCTTCTGAGCCCGTGGCGACGACCGTACCCCAGACCGCGTAGAAGCCGGCTCTGACGTCCTGAACAAAGAAACGCTCGCCAACCTTGACGGATCCTGTCGTCGTCCGGTTCAGCGTAATGGTGTCGCTGGCCGCAACCGTGCCAAAGCTGGTGACAGTGCCGTCGGCATTGTCCACGACCTGAAGGGCGCCGGTCATGACGTCGGTTGCGTTACCGACCTGCACCTTATGGCTGTTGCTCGTGGCGATGACAGTGGTCACGAAGCCGTAGATGTTGCCCGATCCGGTGGCAGCGGGGAGCGTGATGGTTGTCCCAGCCGCCGTGTCGAGCTGGACGAGCTTGCCGGCGTCGTCGGCGTTCAGCGTGCGGGCCGAGCCGCCAGCCGTGAAGACGTCATTGAAGTCCTTGCGCACAAAGGCGGATATACGGGCCATGATAGTCCTCCGTTAAAAGGGCTCAGTGGCCCGTGGGTTGAGATTTAGCCGGCGCTTGTGGTGACGACGCCGGAATTGTTCCAGAGGGCTCCTGCCACAGCTGGATCGGCTGTCGGCAACTGCTGCATGGTCAGGCCGAGCCCGGAGGCGTTTGCATTCGGGAAATAGAGCTGTCCGTCATCTGACCACGCATAGGCTTCCACCGTCCCCGACGTGCGGGTGAAGTTGAAACGGATAGGACCCGCATCCTTGATTTCCGTGACGCCGGGATTGCTCGTGTAGGCGCTTATCTCGCCTGCCGGGTTCGTGTAGGTCGCAGCCGTGCCGTCCGGCCTCCTGCGCTGAATGGCGACCGTGCCGACCCATGTTCCGGGCAGCTCCACCTTGACGGAGCCCTTGGCGAGCAGAATGAACCACGGACTGGAGCCCGTGGCTGACAGGTTAAACCGCGCGCCCATGGCCGGTCCTTTCTTGTTTTGAGAGGTCAGATATTGCGTTCGGTGAACGGCTGAGGATGCGGAATGTCGTACATCGCATTCCCCCACATTTTGCATTCGACCAGATCCACGCAGATCATGTGACCTGCATCTGCCGGGGCAAAAATAAGAACGGGGTTTAAGTTCGGGCCGTAATCTATAATCGCGTGGGCGAAACCCTCACCTCGAGGTGTCATCACATACCAGGGCGGGTTGAGCTGCTGGATCGCGATCAAGCAGCAGCTTCGAACGGCAGCGGCTTGATAGCCAGTTCTGCATCAAACCACGCATCAATCTGAGCCTTAAGCGCATCTACGTTGACGGCGCTGCCAACGATAGCAACCAGATCCGCTTCAGTGAGATCCGCAAACGGAGTAAAGTTGGCCGGGTCAGGAGCGCCAAGGCCCGTGCGTCCGCCAATCTCGTAGGATTTAGCGTCCGGGGCGTCGCCGCGTGTGCCGCGAAGAAGGTAGTTTACCTCTTTCAACACATCCGTCAGGCCGTCTTCGTTGGCCACCAGTGCGTCGAAGAATTTCCAAGTCCAGACAGTCATAGGTCACTCCTAGGTTGCGATAAGTCCGAGGTTACGGTCCTGCGTCACGCCAAGCGCCGCCGCTATAAAAATATAGCTTATTATTAGTGGTATCTATGACAATTGGTGCGGTGCCAGTTTGGGTTGTTGGGGTGCCTGTTGGTGTACCAGCACACGTTGGCACGTAAAGAAAACCATTAGTTGCGTTTGTTGCGATAGCAGCGGTTCCAACAACCATACCGCCCGCAGCAGGAACACTAACTCTTTTTGCTGAGTCGGTGTAAATTGAAAAAGGCGCGTTAGTGAACGAACCAAGGAATGTATCAGCTGAATCCGCACCTAGTGTTAGCGTAGAGGCTGTGCCTGCGTTGTTGTACAGATAGAACCGTGGGTTATTGACTTGCCCAATGAATATAGCGCTTGCGTCAAACCCGCCCATCGCGGAGCCATTTCGCATGAACTGCACGTTGTGCGCTGTCCACGTTCCGATGTTTCCGGTTCCCGTAGATTGAATACCAACTTCAGCGTTGCCGTCACGCCGAACTGTAATGCCAGTTGAAAATGATGCGCCCTGCACTCTCAGTTGTGGAGACGTGCCCGTCATGGCTACGGTGTCTGTTCCATCGCCAATTTTAATAGGCGATCCACTAAACGTCGGCGTACCCGCTACAGTCCCCGACAGCGTCGGGCTGGAGAGGGTCTTGTTGCTGAGCGTCAGCGTGTTGGCAGCAGTCGCCACCGTTGAACTATCAACTTGCAACGTTGTGTTTATGTAGTTCACTACCTGCGAGGCGTATCCGGTCCTCGTCGTTGTGCAGACAGTAGTGGCTGCGTTTTCAGCATCGTTGACGAGTTGATCGTATCGAATGCCACCAGAAATAACAGAAGACCAGATTTTCGCATCGCTTGGGCCGTCCGTTTCCCAAAAACGAAATCCCGGTGTGCCTGACTTGATGTCGAACGCGAGTTGGTAGCCGCCGCTGTAGAAGGTGAATTGATCGTTTGCAGCGTGGGTAGCCGCCCCCGAGAACGTAGGCGTCCCGCTCACCGTCCCCGACAGCGTCGGGCTGGAGAGGGTTTTGTTGGAGAGTGTGTCTGTGGAGGAGATGGTTGGTACGGCTACGCCTTTGAAACTTACTGCCCCAGTGCTATCAACCGCAATCGGAGTGTCTTGGTAACTACTAGAACTGTTAAAACGATTTAGAAAGATACTGTCATCATTGTCATTAAACCCCCAGTCCCAACGTTGCACTCCGTCGCTTTGCCTGAAGCGAAGTCCAGAAGTTCCTGTTGCGCTGGTTGTCTGTATTATCAGATTGTAATTTTGGAAAGTTGTGGCGCCACTAAACGTCGGGCTCCCCGATACAGTCCCCGACAGTGTCGGGCTGGATAGGGTCTTGTTGGAGAGGGTGTCTGTGCTGGAGATTGTGGGGATGGCTACGCCGTTTAAAAACGGTGCGCCGTTAGCATCAAATTGAAACCACGCCGCCGCGTTTCGATAAAATATAAGCTGGTTTGCGTCTGGTTTTCCAAGTGCCCAGTCTATACCTGAAGATCCGTTATAAAATCTGATGTAGCCGCCATCACTAACTCTAATAGGATACGTGCTTCCGCTCATTACGAGAGCCCCGGTAAACGTCGGGCTCCCCGATACAGTCCCGCTAAGAACAGGGCTAGACAGCGTTTTGTTGGTCAGTGTATCGCTGCTGCTTATTGTCGGGACCGCCACGCCAACAGCAGTCACAGCTCCGGCTTTGCTGACCTTGAACTGGCTGACCCCGCCCACCTGAAGGTCGAGAAGCGCCGACGAGGCGTTGCTGTTAGTGTCCGTGACGTTCAGTTTCAACGCTGTTGGCGCGCCGGATGTGTTCCACGTGCCCGTCATGTCCAGGAGTGATGTGGCTTGAGAGCCCGTCAGGCTATAACCAGACATCGTCAGCGCGCTGCTGTTCTGGAGGAAGCTGATCAGGCCGCTGTTGACCGTCAGTTTCTTTGAGCTTCCGCTTTGAGCCGCACGCAGCGTGACCGCTGTGCCTGCCGATGCCTCAGTCTTGGCCGTGGTGTTAGCGAGCCATGTTTGCGTGGTCATGCTGCATCATCCAAGAGGTATGTGGAATTGTCGTCGTCCAACAGTTCGGTGGTCGCGTCGTCGTCCGTCAGTTCAATGACCAACGTCAGTGGCGGCATGTAAGCGCCGTCACCAGAAATCCGGCTGCCAAGCAAAGGCTTCAGGCGGCTTGAGAACAGAGATCCCAGCATGCTGATCTCCGATCACTGAGCCTGAGACGCAGACGAAACGCGAATCAGCGCAGCATTCCTGGCGTCCTCAGCCTGAAGCTCAGCACGATGATCCGCAGCAGCGCGATCATGCTCAACTCTCAGCTCACGCATCGCCTGATTCAGCATCGACATACGCGCCGCAGGCTTTGCAGCCCTGAATGCTTTCGTAAAACTGAGCTTGATCTTGCCCAAACCCGGCCATGGAGCTCGTATTCTCGCATATACTGGCATCATCATGAGCTAGGACCTCACGACATCTGTAACAATACTCTCGCAGATGTGATTTGTACTGGTGGCGTGTAACGTTGGGTGTAACCTTTCGGTACACCGCTCAGAGCGTATGTTGCTGATGCGCTTCCGCGCATTTGGATGTTTGAAAATCAATCGGGGCGGGCGCGGCGCCAACCGCGTACCTCCCGCCCCTAACCAGAAAGGAACTCTGGCTATGAATTACTTAACACAGGACCGCGCGCTTTGGGCAAGCAATTGCCTGCTCTGGCTCGCCGTCGCCTTCGGGTGCCTCCCGTGGTGGCTGGACGCCGTCTCTGTCGGATCCGTCGCGGAACACCCCGTAGACTGGATCGTGGCAGGGGCGCTCACAGCAGCCCTGATCTCCGTATCCCTCCTCCTTTCAGGATGCGTCACACGCTTCGCTGAGGCTCAGGAAAAGGGGTTCAGCTTCACCGCTGGGATGACCATTATCCTCGGATCAATCCTCGTCCTCATCGAGGCGGGAATGACCCACCAGGGACTGGTCTGGCTATCCGAGCGCAAACCCCTCGCTCCCGACTGGGCCTTGTGGGTGGTGTCTTTTGGCCTGTCAGCCTTCAACGTCTTCAGCCTTCACACCTTCGCGCGGGACCTGAAGAAAAAGGACAGACCGGAAACCAGCGCCGGCAAACTCCTCGCCTTCAAACGCTGGAACAAAGTCGCCTGAGCTTATCGCCGCCCCTTCACCGGGGCGGCGTTTTGCGTTCTGGCCGGCATTCCTGGCGGCAACGGCTTTGCCGGCGCAGCAGGCGGGCGAGGCAGCTCCTCCACCGGAGCGTCCAGCAGCAGCTCCTCAGCCTCCTCCTCAGGCCTGCCGATTGGCGCTCCCTCGGCCTCACGCCGGGCCTTCATACCCTGCCACAGGCGGCGCATCAGGCCGGGTGGAGCCCGATGTATCGGGATCCGCAACGGTTCGAACGCTATCCCGCCCATCCAGTTGTCTGTCTCAGGGCTGAACGAGTAGCGGATCAGGGCCTCATCCTCGATGATCCAGCACTCCGCGTAAGGCCATGTCGATCGGACCATAAAAGGTCGTAGACTGTTCGGAAACGTCTCCTGAAACACGTGAACGATCGCCTCCTTGGCGGTCTCTTCCAGTTTCTGCTCGGCCTGCTGGCGGGTGTAGACATGCGTTTTCACGCTGGCGCAGGCATCCCGGATCGCAGTGCGAACATCGCGCGCAAACTGCTCGTCGATCGGGATGCGGCCAGCGAACTCGCGGACGTGCTGCAGGAACCCCGAAGCGCCGCTCACGGCTTAACCCCGCACCGCTCTGGCAATCCACGCCACCACAGGCGCGGCAATAACGAGCGCGCAGCATGTCCCAAAGACAATCATCTCGCGCTCCAGAATAAAAAAAGCGGCCCCAAGGACCGCCAGCATCTGCGTTTCGGGCGCAGTTCCCATTACGAATTTCGGAAAATTAAAGGCGTTCGTGGGGCGCGTCAAGCAACCCTTTGGGCTTTCAGCCCCATGAAATCGGCAAGCGCCGTCAGGCCCGTCGCAAGCACGACAATGTTGCGCGGCATACCCCCGTGCATGATCCTTTGCACGTCGATCAGGCTGCGCCGGGAGTAGCGCCGGATCGCTGTAATAGCCGCCAGGTACTCCTTCACCGCAGCAGCAGCCTGGTCCTCCCCCATCGGCATGGTCCCGCCGCCCTGAATGTACTCCGTCAGCTGGCCGGCCACGAGGCGAGGCATGCCGATCGCTATGCAATACCTGGCATACACTGTGCGGGCATAACGCCCGGCCCAGTATTGCTCATCCGAGAGCCTGTGACGCAGCCGGTCGAGGGGGCAATCAAGCTCCCCTATTGCCTTCGCATCCCCGAAGGCCTCTGTCCGGCGTCGGATAGTCTCCGGGGTAGGCTCGATCGTCTCGTTCCGTGGCGCCATGCGCTTGGCCAGTTCGTCCGGCGTTGGGCGGACCTTCCCGCAGGGATACCGGGGACGCAGCTTTCTCTTCCTGCCCTTACCCATCAGAGGCCTCCTTTGTCGGGCTGAGCGCTGTGACGCACGTCATCCAGCGCTGCTGGTTACTGTCAGAGTGATCGTCCGGAAACGCGGCGCTGCAGGCCTCTACACACTGGTCTGTGTCCCAGCGCTCGGCGCAGGACTGAGCGAACGCGACGATGCGCGTCCGCTCAAATCCCGGCAGATCTGGCTCTGCCGCACAGTTGGAGAGAAGCAGCAGACTGACCAGCCTACGCACCACCGCTACACCGTTTCTATTTGGCGCATGGCGGCTTCAGGCGTCGTTTCCACCACAACGGACATCCCTGATTTTAGGGGCGCCGCAGAGTTGAAGTCGTAGATATCGTCTGTGTCTTGCACTGCGCCGGACAGAGCGCCGATCGCTGCGAGCAAATCTCCCTGCGCAATGATCACACGCTCCAGCTCTGCCTGTATCTTGGCTATGTCATCCTCAAGGCCCTGCCTGTCCTCGCATAAGCTTTGAAATCTCTGCTGCAGCTCGTCGATAAGTTTCATGTGTGTCTCCTTTGAATTGCACTCTACGCTTAGAAATTTCTCGCATACGGGTAGCGTGGCCCTGACCACGACAGCCGCAGACGATCGGAACAGGGCGGGCAGCGATGGGCGCCATCAACCGTCGGTTGACCGCATTGCTCCCCGGTTTTTCCGTTGATGTGTATGCATGTGTCGAAGCGTGGAACTGCCCCTCCGTACACGTGCTTCACCTTCCGATGATGCGGCTTGCTGTAATAGACGCTGCTCATGCCGCCTCCGTCGTGACACGCCGCTGGCGGAACGGCTCGCTGTTGCCCTTGCGGTCCACAATCCGGAGTTCGATTTCCGGATAAGCGGCCATGAAGACGCGCATCCGCAGGCTAGCCTCCGGGGTGATGATCCCCTTGACGTCCTCGACGACGATCCGCTTGCCATCCTGATAGCTGAAATCAGGCCTGTATGTGCCGATGACCTTGCCGTTGACCTGGAGCAGATAGCCTGGCTGGATCTTGAGGTCAGTGATCGCCTTCGCTCGCTCCATCAGCTTCAGCTGCGCGTAGCGATTAGCCTCCGCCTTGCTTGCGAAGATGATGCCGTCGATCTCTGTTTTCTGGGCGCTGAATTTGTTCACGAGGAAACTCCGAAAAGCCATCGGACCACCGTCACCGCGCCGACCCACCATATGGCGGTCAGGGCGACCAAAACTGCGCCCAGCAGGACGCGGTGTAGTGCGGTGACGGGGCGCGCCGGGGGCATCAGGTGGGCTCCGTGAGGGCGCTTTGTCTGTGTGCAGCTCTATGAAATTCATGACCTCCGCTCCTCGCTGTATTTCTTGAGCACATCATTAATCGGCCAAAACGTATCTCGCATCACGCTTGATAATGGGTCTGGATCACGCTCAACAATCAGCGCCATGAACTGAATCGGACTCAGCAGCAAAAGCATGCAAGACGCAATCACGGCGCATGGAAGTATCGTCGTCGAAATAATCAGCGTTCGCGGAAGTTCGCGGAGGGAGAGCGGGTTGTTCACTTGTCGTGCCTCAGTGCTGCGCGCGGGGGGCATCAGGTGGGCTCCGTGAGGGCGGCGCGGGCGATTTCTCCAAAAAGTCCGGCATCTTTCTCAATGCGGTTGAGGGCCATGTCTGCGTAAGCAGGGTTTAGTTCAATGACAACGGCGCTGCGCTGAAGCCTGTCAGCGACTAGGCCCGTGGTTCCGGCACCGCCAAACGGGTCCAGCACCGTGCCGCCTTCAGGGCATCCGGCCTTGATGCATCGTTCTGCAAGCTCTGGCGGGAATGTTGCGAAGTGCGCCTCGTTGAAGGGTTGCGTTGCGATATTCCAAACGGAACGGGCGTTGCGCATTCCACCGTTTGTGTTGGTGTATTCATTGCCGCTTTTGGTTCGACTTTCGTCGCGCAGATCATCGCCATACTTGCTGCCGCCGAAACGTGGCGGCTTGGCTTTCATCGTGCCATTAATCTTGCCGGGAACGCGCGCGGATCCTTGCTGGCTCTCAACGTCCTGCGCCAGACGGGCAACTGTGGCAGGCGCTACAGGCTCCGCAATCGCTTCCTGATCGTAGTAATAGCGCGGCGACTTGGACAGGAGGAACATGTACTCGTGCGCCTTTGTGCAGCGATCCGTTACACTCTCAGGCATGGGGTTGGGCTTGGCCCAAATGATGTCTTGACGGAGATACCAACCGTCCGCTTGTAGGGCAAAGGCAACACGCCACGGGATGCCGATGAGGTCTTTCGGTTTCAAGCCCCACGAAGGCTGCGACGAATAGCTGTCACCAAGGTTGAGCCATAATGTCCCGTCATCTCGCAGCACGCGCCGCACTTCGCGGAACACCGAAACTAGTTCCGAAACGAAGGCGTCTGGCGTAGCCTCAAGCCCAATCTGGCCATCGACGTTATAATCGCGCAAGCCGAAGTAAGGCGGGCTTGTCACAACGCAATTGACGCTTTCGCTGGGGAGCAATTGCAGCGCCTCGCGACAGTCTCCAATGATCACGCGGACGCTCACAACTACTCCTCCCTGAGTGCGGCGCGGATTTTGTCGGCGGCTGCGCGGGCGCGGCGGAGGTCGCCAACACTTAGAAGCGGAACAGCGGCCCATTTCGGATTGCTGAACGGCCTGAACGTGTCCCTGTCCGTTTCGTCGTCGCCAATGTCGTGTGCAGCGACATTCGCAAACGGCTCCAGCGCCTCCAGCGCCTTGCGCAACAGCTCGCGCTCTGGCATTGTGCTCACGGCTTTGGCTCCCCCTTGTCGTGGGCGGGCTCTGCGCGCAGATAATCTGCCAACCGCTCGCAAAACTCTGAGCGGCGCCACATGCAAGCATCGACGCGCTGCTTCAAATACACGTAGTCGCCAAACCAGACGGCATCGGGAACCGCCCCGCCGCGAAGCACCCAGCGCTTCACATTTGCCGGCAAGTCCTTTGCGACCTTTTCCACATTCCATTGATTGCTCACAGTCCCTCCCCCTTCTGCTGGTGCTCCAGTGCGGCGCGGATTTTGTCGG